AAGTGCTCGGGCTCGCGGCGGACAGCGATAAGCATATCGCGGCGCAGCTCAGCCGTAGTGTATCTCGATGGGTCGATACCAAGCATAAGGCGGGCCATAGTCTCAAGCTGGTCCAGCGTCAAAGCCTTGCACTCGATGAGTGCGTCCACCTCCATATTGAGCTGCTCGACTTCTGCCTCAGCGTCGCGCTCGTCATTGGCTTCCTCAAACTGCGACCCGTTCATGGGGTGGTGGTCCAAGAACTGCTGTAAGACGGGGTTGGTCTTAGGGACGTGGAGCATACCATCCTCAAAGATGATGGGCTCAACGATGGCGTTACCATCTTGCTCGTCCTCGAAGGGGCTCTTCTGGTTGCGGGCGTAGCGTAGCACACGGTTTTCACCCTTCTCCTCATCCCAAAAAAGGAGAGGCTTGCGGTTGGTGCTACGACCGGGAATCATAAAAGAAAGGGGGGCCTGCCCTCGGAGCAGGCGGTACGTTTTATCAGTATTCATTTCTATTTTAATTAAGGGGAGATAGAGGGGAGCACCCGTTGTGCTCCCCAATATCCAGTTCACAATCAGTCCTTGAACAGGAAGAAGTTGTTCGCTCCCATCACGCACACAGCACGCTCGGACAGGTAGTTGACTTCCATCGCGTCGAGGTCGCTGGTAGCAGCACCTCCGGCAGAACCTGTAATCCAAGTCTTATACCGGCGGTCCTCAGTCTCTGAGGCGCGGTAGCGGACGTGGAGGAACGGACGCTTGGCGTTCTTACCGAGCACTTGGTCATAGACCGTGGTGCTTCCAGCAGGAACGAGCAATCCATTGATGCCACCGTTGGTGAGGTTGCCACGCATGGTTGGGTCGTTCAGGTACTTCCAGTCAGACTTGTAGAAGTCGTAACCACGGCGGAAGCCTGTGAAACCAAGGTTGAGCGCCATCTGCTCGTCGTTGTCGAAGAGACCGTAGCTCGTACCGCCGGCACCGTAGCTGTTCTGTGCAGCCAGCATGTCGTCGATATCGAAGCTCATCTCACGATTCACGAAGAGGACGTTCTCCTCGATAGCACCCTGCTTATCCAAGCGAGAGATGATAGCGTCGAAGTCAGCCAAAGCAGAAGGGATACCGCCAGACCAGAGGTTTCCGCGATTCTCTACAGCGTAGAAGATACCTTCGGAACCAGCTCCTTGAGCAGAACCAACAACAGCGTTAGGTACACCCAACTCCGCTGCTGCACCGGAACCCACTGCGGCAGGAACGGCCTCAATCATAGCTGTCTCGAGGTAGTCGTCAAAGCGGAGACGTGTCTCGTGCTCGGACTTCATGTACCACAAGTATCCGGTAGCACCGTTTTCTGTGGTAACCTCAATCCATCCAATCTGAGCCATGTCAGAACCAGAGACAGCATACTTGTCCTTGAGAATGACGGGCTTGTTCTCGAAGATGAAGTCGTCGGCCTCAAGAGAGTTAAGCATTCCGTTGGTTCCCTTCTTGAACTCAGAACCGTAAATCATCACGGTGCAAGCAGTCGTATCGGGGACGTTTTGGTTAGCCTCATAATACCGCACATTAAAAGTGCCTAGGGTGTAATCAACGTCGGTGACAATACCCTTGTTGCTCAAACCACTACCGGCAGCGTTGTCGGTAATGAATACTGTCTGACCAATGCGGATAGCGATGCCGCCATCACCTCCAGTAGTAACCGTTCCAGCGGGGACGAGAGCGTCGCCGACAGTCCACGTTACTGCGGTGCTAATAGCTCCGGGAGCCTGCGTAGTGGTTACGTTGGTGTACTTAGTGTGGAGACGACCTTGCTCAGCCCACTTGATGAGGTCTGAGTTGGTGGGCATCTCGGCACCAACCATGCGGAGGAAGCCGGAGATAGTCCGGTTGCCGTAACGCTCGAACTCCTTCTCGTAAGTATCAGGGAGATACTGGTTGAGGAAGTCGAAGTTGGTGATATAGTTGGATGCAACTGGAACCCGCTCTGCGCTGGGTTGCAAATTGAACCCCGGAGGTGTTTGTACTGAACCTGCCATGTTTTCTTGTTTTTGTTTTAGGTGGTGCGCCGCGTCTTAATCTTCAAGCCTCGACCTGAATCTTGATTGACGGCACGGATTTTTAATCCCCCCTTCGACGTGGTCTGCGGTGTCGTGCGCTCTGACATGTTTATGTTTTTTGTCTTGCGCATAACGTCGTCCACGGCCTCAGCTTTGCCCTGCTCAAAAAAGAACCGGGCAAACTTCTCAGGGTTCATAGCGACAGATAAAGACTTGTGGTATCCCGCAGCGTCCTTCACGAGCCCCTTATCGTCCAGATACTTGTTTAACCAAGCCTCGGGAGTCTGTTGGAGCTTCTTCAACTCTGTGCGGTCACCGGGAGTATAGACGTAGGATTTGTCGTCGAGGTTGAACTCAAAGCCCTTGAACTGTTCACTGAACACCTCGTTGGTCTTATCGTCAAACCACTCCTTCCTGCGCTTCTGCTCCTCTTGGTACGTCTTCGCCTGCTCAACGTATTGCTTATACTCCTGATACTCCTCAGAACCTTCCAGAGAGTCGACACCCCTTGACTCAAGAGGTGCTTTGTACTTCTCTTTCTCTTCCTCGAAGTGTCGCTTCGCTTTAGCAATAGCTTTCTTCTTGGCCAACTTGGCCTTTTTGATGTCGCCCTCGTCATCGAGGTCTTCATCGTATTTGTATTCCTCGAGAAGGATATCGACGTCCTCAGCATCGAGGCCATCTTCCGTCTCAAGTAAATAGTCGCGCAACAACTTGTCCCCGTCCGACTCGTCGAGGTTCCTGTTGAGCTTGACAAAATCTTCCAAGCCACGGCCCGTCTCCTGACGGTACTTGTAATACGCGGCTACATCTTCGGGCAACTCCTGCTCGCGGGCCTCAGCCAGCTCATCCAAAGAGTTAATCTCCCGACCGTAACGCTCGCTTAAAAACGAACGCACCTCGTCCTCAGACAGGCCCGCAGGCTTATCCTCGGTTACTGCCCCCTCCTCAACAGCGGTTTCGCCATTGACCTCATCCTCGTGTTTAGCAAGGAGCTCCTGCTCCACCTCTTGGGTGGACTTAGATTCTACCTCGTTGACTTCCCGGACTTTGATTTCCATTAGTGTAAAATTATATTATTTATCGCGGACTAAACTCAGCCAAGTCGAAGCCATCTAGGCTGTCCTCATTCGACTCGAAATTCATTGGTGGCAAGTTGTTCTTACGCTGGTCGATAAGCTTGCTCTGCTCAGTATTCTGCTGACTAATCCTCTGTGACTTGGCACCCTCACGCTTGTCCTCACGCATCTGCAACTGCTGCTCCTGCATACCGTGGAGCTGCTGGTTGTAGCGGAACTCAAGGTCCATGAGCTGGGCCTTAGCCTGAGCCTCAGCCTGCATCTTCTCAATCTCGAAAGCAATCTCCGCCTGCTTGACCTGCATCTTACTCTGCGTCTCCGCCTGAATCTTTTGCATCGCCGTCTGCGCAGCTATCTGCTGAGACTGCATATTGTTCTGCGCCTGCATCTGCTGCTGCTGGAGCTGGAACTGCCGCTCCTCCTCCTGCTTAGCGATACGCTTAATCTTGAGCAGTTGGTTGGCGAGCTTGATGTTCTTAATCTCTCGGATATCGATGGCGTCCTCAAGGTCGATACCACCCTTGCTTAAAGCCATTTGGATATTGGCCTCGAGCTGCGCACGCTGCTCCTCGTCAGGACTAATCTCAATAAAGATTCCGAAGTCGTAGATATAGAGCTCGTTAATCTCCTTTAGGATACTGACGTTGTATTTACCAATCTGGTTAACAAACTCATCCTTGAAGTCGGCGTACTCTAAGATGTCGCTAACACGGTACGTAAGGGCCTCAGCCAGAGACCGGAACATATACAGGCTCCCATCCAGAATGTGGCGGGTAGCCGTGTTACTGTTGGCGGCAGCCAGCTTCTGTAAGCCAACAAGGCTGTGTGAGTCGGGCGTACTCCCGTCGCGGGCCTCGTTGAGTCCCGTTACGTCACGAATCATCTGCAAGTAGTGATTCATATTCCCAATGAGCATCTGCGTCTTAGCTGCGCCGCTGTTGCTATTGAGCTCTTGGATAGGAACCTTACCCTGATTGTACTCTCCGTCTTGAGTGTATGACCTTCCGATAACGCTACCCGTTTGGAAGTATAGCCGTAGGGCGTCCTCAGGACTGTATGCGTTGCCCGTACCTAAGTCGACCTCGTTGAGTCCGTCAGCGTCGATATATACGCCGTCAGGAACGGTGCGGGAGATAACCTGCTGGAGCTTGAGGTGCGTAATCTGAATGAGGTCGGCGAAAGGAATCATACGCCGCGTAAGCGACTCGATGACGCCCTTATACATACGCGGGGCGTGGGCCACATAGTTAGGTAACGCATGCTGAGAAGCAGACTTGGGACGGACCATATTTTCCGCCACCTCCCACTTCAACAGGATGTTGGTGCCCATAACCATAACGCCCTCATACCACACGTCGATGGTCTTCTCAACTTTCTCGAAGTTGCCCTCCTCCATCATCTCGTCCGGCGGATTGAACTGGTCGTCCTTTTCAATCATCCGGGCCCCGTCGCCGTCGAGCTTCTTCTTCTTATAGACAATCTTCTTGGTCGTCTTATAGTTGAAGTACATCAGCGTAGCCGTATCCCGATAGAAGATATCGTTCTCGTAAAACTGAGCTACGTTGTAGTAGTCGTACCAGCTTTGGCTGTACTTACTAATCTCCTCCAAGTCCTCTTTGGTGAGGGTGGGGTCAATCTTCATAAGCTCCGTGATAGGCAGAGTCTTAATCTCTCCCCAGTAGAAGCAGTCCTTGAAGTATGGGTCCTCGGTGTAGCTGTACACCACGTTAGCCGGGTCGACGTACGAAAGCTGAACACCAGAACCGGGCAAGAACTCATGCTTAGATACACTGAGACCTAAGACCGTAAGGTCGTAGTCCATGCGCTTGCGCAAGTCGCTGTAGTGGTTCTCTTCGAGGATGGTATTGATGGCTTCCTCCTCAGCAATCTCAATGGCAGGCTTGTAGTTGAGCTGCATATATACCTGCAACTCCTCATCGGTGCTAGGCAGGTCGTCGGGGTTCATAGTGAACGGGTCGACGCCAGTCTTCTGCTGGATGATATCGAGCACAGGCTTGGCTACCATCTGCCCCTCAATCATATCCTGATACTTGCTGCGCTTGGCTTGCGACAGGGCGTCTTGAGCGTAAGCCTTGACCTTGAAGACGCGCTCAGACAATCCGTTGACGACGATGTCAACGAACTTAGGGAGGATAGGAACTGGAGTCCAGTCCAGATTCAAATACGAAAGGTCGCCGTCGACAGCAAGCTCGTTCTTGTACTTGGCGATACTCTGCTCACCACGGGCATAGAGGCGCAAGCGGTTGAAGTCGCGCCACTGGTTGTAGAACCGGCACTGGTTGCCGTCTTTCTTAAACCATTCGTATTGGATGGCTTGACCGACCATAAGGCCAAACTCCTCCGTGGCTTTCTCCGCGTCAGAAACAAACTGACTGGGGAAACCAGCGGTAGAAATATTAATCTTGACATCCTTCATTTACTCCCGAAGTTCGCTTCTTGACCCACGATTGTTATATCTCGGCAAGGTAATGCTTATTGAACTCTTCTTCTGCTCAGGCATATAGAGGTGTTTTTGGTTGGCCATAACCGCCAATCCGCTGCTGATACTCGCGTCAAAAGCAGTACGGTTGCTAATATCAAACCGAGCCCAGTCCTCGAGAGTGCGTACGAATGGCATAGCGCCCATCTCGCCTGCGTCGCGGAACGTGCCGTCCATATCGATGCCAACGTGCTTCTCGATATAGCTCTCGATAGCGGCGGCGTGGGCCTGCTTGACGTCCTCAGAACTGTTGGGGATACCGCCCAGCTCCCGCTCCGTCTTAGAGAGCTTGTTGTAGTGCTTGTCGGGACGGTTCATACAGAACCCCCGATAGCCCCTGTTCTTAAAGTGGTATAGCAACCTAGGCTTGTTGTTCTCTATCAAGATAGGCATACCGTAAAAGACGCACGCCATCAGCACCTCCTCAAAGAATATCTCCGCCGTCTGCGGACGGGC